GTAGTGACGGAAGGGTTAATAAGCCTCTCTCAGCGAATAGAAAACATCTTTTTGACCGTTTATATTAAAAGCATTTTTCTATTCGTTCACACAGCCTATTAAAAAGCATTTGCCGCATTTATAAGCAACAACGGCAGCCATGGCAAAGCCTCTTTGTTCGCTTTCCAGTATGCCGCCGTATTTATTACCCCTTCAGCAGCCAATTTGTCGATTGCTTCATCGGCTGTTGTGTAAACATTTGAATCGTTGTTTATGCGTATTCTGACCGCCATATTCACAAGTAAATCATCAAGATATTTTACATTTTTGTAGTTTGCTACCCAGTATTCAGGGCTGACAGATATTTTTAATTTTGCCAATCTGTCTATGGCGTCAAGTACCGTTGCGTCACTGTCGGACACCTTACTTAGCTTTAAGTTTGTTGTATAGCCTGAATTACTTACATTGTCCGTTTTTTCGTCAATATAGTATTTTCCGCTTGCCTTTCCTATGCCTACCACATTTATTACCATAGCCGCTGTTATATCCGTTCGCCCCGGTACCGTAATATCAAGTGTTACGGCACTGTGGTTTTGTTCGGCTATTGCGTTTTCCAGTTTCAGCTTTGCCTCGGCAAGACTGTCGGCTTTTTCATTTGCCTTATAAATTCTCGGGCCTGTTCCCGTCTTATATTTAATGTCTTTTCCGCTTTTGCCGTTTGTGTAAGTTATTTCGCCGCCTGTATATGTACCCACAAGGTTGCTGCTCCACTTCACGCTATTTAATTCTTCTTTCTTTATTGTTATCTTGACTTCTTTCTTTTTGTACTTCTCTCTGTCAAATATAACAATCTGGTTTTTGTATACCTTCATCTTTCTGCCGTAATCATCACATAAGTTTTTTAAAAATGATGAGTCGGTTGCTTTTGACTGTTCCTTAGACTTTATTGTTATATCCTCCGAGTCAAAATACAATTTTAACTTGTATCTGTCCGCTATTGTCTGTGCAATCTTTTTAAGTGTCGCTTTCTCCCAGGTTTGACTTCTCTCTGTTTCCTTAAATGCGTCTCCGGCCGGACTCGATATAGCCCCGATGGAAAATGAAGAACCGCTGCTGCCTCTTGAATAACTCAAACTGTCTATTATGAATACACCGCAGTCAAGTTTCCCTTCATCACCTTCGCCGTTCCAATTTTCCGTCCGTATTTCTGCCTTTATTTCGTCACCTGCTGACGGTATCCAAGCCGCAATCCACTGATTTTCGGGGTCAGCAAGATTTATTTTTATACTGTCACTTTCGCCGCCGTCAGGATCGGTGTAACTGAAACTGTTTTGGAAGTTGTCTAAAGCCGTCTTTATAGTCTTTCCGTTGTAGGTTATATATACGCTTGCTTTTCTTCCTTTCATTTATGACCTCCACGGCGGTAAATTTCCGCTTTTTTCATCTGTCAGTGCCGGAGTTTTCAATACTGTTCCTGCCGAAAACTCAAAGACGGATACATAAAACAGATTGTTATCCATAATCCAGTCCGCTTTTGTTTCATCTCCGTACACTTTTAAGGCTATGCTGTCCCATTTGTCACCGTTTTCTGTTATGTATGTATCCGTCATTTTTTTACATCTCCTACTAAAATGCAAGTCTACGCCGTTCGCTTGTATACCTGTCCATAAATTCCTTAAATTCTTCATACGAGCTACGCATTGCTTCCGATATTTCCGACTTATCCGCATTGCCGTTTATAACAATATTCGGTGAGTATGTAATACCGCCGCCGACACCGCCGTTAAGCATATTGCTAAGTTTGGTAAGTGGTACTACTGCCTCCGGCTCACCGCCTTCACCTATTTCCGCTAATGTCGGGCCTGTTGCAATACCGCCTGTTGCAAGTGTCGGAATTGTAGGAATTTTAAGCCCAAAACTTTTCCCTCCTATTCCTGGAACACCTTTAGGAACATTAACATGAAAGTTGTTAAGTTTACCTATACCGGAATTTATAAAATTGATCACCGAATTTATTCCGCTTTTCACAGCATTCTTTATACCTTGCCATACCGCCGAAACTTTTCCGCCTATAGCATCCCAAAAATTATTCCAGCTTTCCTTCATTCCTTCACATTTTTCTTGCAAATACGCCCCTAATTCTGACGCTTTTTCTTTAATTGTATCCCAGTTTTTATACAATAGTACACCGACGGCTATTATTGCCGTTATTGCCAGAATTGCTATCGTAATTGGACTTGTTAAAAATGCAAAAGCCGCACCCAATGCTGTTGTTGCCGCGGTTGCTATCCATTCCGTTGTATACATAGCTATAAGCATACCTGTTTCAATTCCGCTTTGTATACTTGCCAATATTGCCGCACCGTTATAAACGCCGTTGTTAATCCACCTACAGCTACAGCCGCCGCAACAAGTATCTCTTGATGTTCCGACAAAAAACTGTTAAATTCACTTATTTTATCTCCTACATTTCCAACCCAGTCTTTAAATTCTTTAAACTTTACAATCACAGGGTCTTGAATGAAGTTTCCTAAATTCTGTGCTGCCTGTGATACGGCCGGCAATACATTTTCTGATACATAATCAAGAGCTTTTTGTATATCCGGTCCAAATGCTTTTAAGAATTGCAGCTGTACGTCTTGCAGTGCCGAGTCGAGTTTGGCAAATGAATAATCAACTGTATCTGTTGTTGTTTCGTGCATTGTATCCAATGCATTATTGCTATTCTGTATTTCTCCTGACAGTTTGTCCCACGCCGATGCACCGCCGTCTACTGTTTTATTAACACCTTCGAGCAACTGATTGTATGTCGAATAATAGTTTGTACCTGCAATAGCCGATAAATAACTGTTTTTTTGTTCTTCTGTCATTCCTTCCATTGCTTTGCTCGTGTCTTTCAGAATATCTCCAAAGTTTCTTGTATTTCCGGCAGCATCGTATATGCTTACACCTAACTTTTTGTATGCATTCATTGCCTCTTGCTTTGATGTCATACGTACAAGTATAGAGTTAAGTGCAGTTCCGGCTTGTGCACCTTTTGTTCCTGCATTTGCAAGTATTCCAAGTGCTGTTGATGTGGTTTTATAATCCTGTCCAGCAGCTTTTGCCGCACCGCCTACACCTGTAAAAGCTTCCATAAGTTCCCCGGCTGTTGTTGCCGATTTATTATTTGCTTTTATAATTACATCAAAATATCCGTCTAAATCATCAAAACTTACACCCATTGCATTCATTGAATTTGTTACAAGGTCTGCTGTTGTTGCTAAGTCTGCACCTGTTGCCTCGGCAAGTTTTAAAGTTGGCATTAATGCACTTGTACTTTTGTCTGCGTCCCAACCTGCAAGTGCCATATAACCTAAAGCGTCTCCTGCTTGTGCCGATGTAAATGCCGTTGCTTTGCCGGCCGCTTCTGCTGCTTCTGATAATTTCTGAAAGTCTGCCGAACTTTTGTCTGTAATACCTGCAATACCTGCCGTATTTGCCATGCTTTTTTGATAATCTCTGTATGTATCCAAAGCACCGCTTGCCATTGACTGTATTCCACCTATTGCAGCCTGTATTCCGCTTGAAATAAGATTACCGCCGACTATTGACCCAAGTATATTTTGTGTTTCACTTGCTGCTTTCCGTACCGATGGGTCAATATCTGCCCCTATTTCGATGTCAAACCTTTGTCTATTTGCCATTTATTTTAGCCACCTCCTTTGTAATTTCGTATAATTCAGAAATCGGCAGACTTAAATAGTATTCAAATCCGCCGAATGTATTCATTGATAATTTTATGCACAATATTCTTAATTCTCTGCCACTTCCGACTGTGATGTTCCGCTGTAAAAAAAAGAACTTACTTTATTTTTTATCTTAATGCCATCTCTTGCAGGAAGTGCGAGGAAAAATTCAATAGGCTTTCCTGTTGCAATAGAGCAAACAATGCAGGCATAATTTATATCAAATTCTTTTGTTGTGCTTACATTTCCGCTTCTCTCAAACCTTCTTTCAGCTTCTGCAAGCTGATTTGTACTTAAATCTTCAAGAGCCGATAAGTCTATTTCTGTATATGTTTCATCTTCAAATTTAAACGGTTTTGTAAGTTTGATTTTATAATCCATATTCGTATCTCCTTTTTTAACATAATGATTTTATTTTTGCCAAATAATCAGTGCCGTTTATGTTATACACGTTGTTCAACTTGTCAAGTTCCACTTTCTTTGCTCCATCAACTTCGATCATTATGTATACAAGTTCCAGTGTTACGCTTGAACTCATTGGTGAGCCTGCCTTTGCACTTCCTGCTGTAAGGGTCTTCAACATCCCCCTCATAACTATTCTCATGCCCTTATACGCCTTTCCGCTGTTAAGGCTCTGTACCTGCACTGCACCTCTCAGCGTAATATCAACGCCTTCATCGGCTTTCATAACTTTGAATATGTCACCGTATAAGACTCTAAACGGTATCTCTATAGTCATGCTGCCGAAATGCCCGATGTTCGGGCTTTCAATCTCTCCAAGTATACCGGGACCGCTGATTGTTTCCGTCATTGCCTCGAAAGATGGAAGTGTAACCTCGTCTGTAATGCCTACAAGGATATTACCTGAATTATAAACATTAAAATTATTGATTTTTTCTGGGATATTGCTTACCGCCATTTTATTCGCCTCCTGTTAAAGCTGTTTCTATTGCCGTTGGATCAAACTCTAATATAAATTCAATATTTTCAGCAGGTGTAAACGGTGCAAAATCAATGTGGAATACAATCTGACCATTTAAAATCTGTGTTATTGGATTTTCGCTTGACAAAAATGTTACGTTATATCCTGCACAAATCCCCCTTGCTACATAGCTGTTGCCGTTTATATTTTCCGAGTCTACGATTGACTCAATGAGCCTGTAATTTGCCGGGTCATCTACCCTCTGAAAATATGTTAGAATTAAGCTGTTTGAACGCCACGTGAAAAATCTTCTTACCATAATCCAACGGTCTTTTGGGTCTGTACTGCTCGGATATGCACATGTATTGTTTCCCCACGCCTTATATCCATTTATGTTTATCGAAGTACATACACCAAAGCTGTTAATTACATTGCCTTCGTTCTGGTCTATTATGACCTCTGTACCGTCTGCCAGACATGTTCCAGTTATTTTGAAACTTTTGTTTGAAGGGCTTAAATTCGGAACATCTCCATTGTCGGCATCTGTATATGCAATCAATGCACCCATCACCGCCGACATATGCAGTTTGTTGTTGCCACTCTTAACCATCGGCCAACAAGCAATAGCGTGTTCGCTTGACGCTCCAAGGTTTTCTTTGGCTGTTTTTACTGCTGTGTATGCCGTTGCGTTTACATCATCAGATGTATTAGCGGAAATATCAAGTATGCACTCTGCTGTATATACGCCGTTTATACCTGTGCAGGCCGCCTGTAATTTTGCCGCCACATCCGCCTTGTGACTCCAACCCGGAGCAAGTAAAAGTCCTGCGGTCATGTTAAAGCGTGGGTATACTTCTTTTACCTTATTTATTGCATTTATTATTTCTGTCTCTGTTACAGCTGTTCTTTCACCCGAAATATTTAAATACTTATAGGACACTGTTCCTGTTGTTTTTCCCTTTGCCGTTGCAGACACAAGCGTAATCTTTGCTTTTTCTTCGCTGTCAAACTCAACTGTATAGTCCGTATCTCTTACAAGTCCGCTTATTTCAATGCTGCTTTTTATTGGATATGCGTTTTCTACCGTAAATACATCGTCAACAGCTGTATAGCTTTCGCTTGATACCTTTGTTGCGTGTGTGCTGCTGTTTGGGTCAAGTACATTCACCAAGATAATCGGTGCTACCGCAAACATGTCAAAACATGCTTTCATACTTTCGCACAAAGTAAATTTGTCAAAATCATCTGAATACCCTAACTGCTTTACTACCTCATCATAGCTGTAAATTAATTTCGGCTCTATTGCATTTTCAAGTTTTTCGGCTCTGTGTATTGCCGCAGTGCCGAAAATGACCTGTAAGCCCGCACTGCCCTCTGTTGGAACTGTCAGACTTGTAGGTGCTTCACTTACATAAACACCGTGTTTATATGCCATTTTTACCTCACTCCTTTTTTAAATATAAAAAAGAGCGTTCATAAGAACACTCTTTTATTATGCAAATTCATCAATTCTACGTGCTGCCGGACAGTTAAAACCAATGGACACCGCTCCAAAAAAATACGGATATGTGTCAACATCGGTTTGCAATGTCCATTCAAGCGGCGGTTCGACTTCAAATTCGTCAATATTCGGTCTTTCGGCAAATGACTGATACAATTTATTTATAATTGTCATCACGTCCTTTGTTCCCTCTTTGTTCGTATCTTTGGCATAGATACATATGATAAAAACAACATTTACCTGTAAAGCACTGTCCCAACTCTCTTGGAATCCGTCTGTAATTCTTACAATCACGTATGGGGCTGTAGCCGTTTCAATGTCTATATCTTCATCTTCATCATCGGGAATATCCAAATCCTGCGAATATATCTTTATTTTTCGCCTTTCACCCGAGACCGTAGGTAATTCGAGGTTTTCAAGCACTTTTCCAACTCTTTTTATTAATTTTTCCTGCAAAATATCCGCTGTCAGTGTACCTCACCCCTCAACACTCTGCCTATCTGCCTTTCCAGTTCTCTCTCCAAGATACCATGTATCTCCGGCTTTACTATCTTGTATACCCTTATCTTTGAGCCTATCATCTGTGGGTCAGACAAACTATATAACGATTTAATAGGGTATCTTTCCTTACCTGTTCTTTCCACAAGTCCTACGCCGCCTGTTCTCGGAAATCTTACTAAAAAGGCTTTTGAGCCTTTCCCTATAAGCTGCTTTGGGCTGTTTGCACGCACAACTTTAGCCTTATAAACTTCAGGTCTTGCTGTCCCTTCTTTTAAAGTTGCAGGTGTGACCGTAAACCCTTTTAACTGGTTTGATTTTCCTGTAACACTTATTATCGCCACAAGCCTGTTTTTAGTTGCTTTTTTTAATTTGGTTGTACGATTAAAAGTTGCCGTTTTTATTGTGTATGTTTTTTTTGCATTTTGGAATAACAAAGACCTTGCTTTCTTTGCCGTGTCATTTAATACCCATCTTGTTATTTTTTTTGCTGCCGGCCACATATCGCCCAGACGTTTTTCTATTGCCTTTACTGTAACATCATCATTTCTGAATGACAATTTTATAACACCGTTTGAAATTTTAAGACCTGTTTTTGTTCTTTTCATGCCCTATTAGCCTCCAACTCAAACGAATAAATACCATCCTCGTCAATGACGTTTGTTATCACATACGTCTTTTTGGCGTCAAGAATAAGCAATTTCCCGATTTTGGGCTTCGCTCCATATTCGACGACAGGCACATATATTAATATATGTGCCTTATATATTCCGTCCAAGTGTGTTGTACTGCCGCCCTGTGTTCTGTCAAGCAGTTCGTTTGTATCAATAATAACGTGCATTTTCTTGCCGTCAATTAAGTGCATATCCGAAAATTCGTCATTATTGAAAAACACATTTCCTACATCTTTCGCCGCCATTTCTTTAAAAGTCGGACTCATTTTCTGTTCCTTCCTTTTTTCTCCGGCTGTTCGGGTACATACGCAAGACCGATTTTTAAGAGTTCTTTCGCTTCTTCCTCTGTTACAAGCATTTCTTCACCTGCATAGTATTTTTCGCCTGAAACATCTATGTATGTACCATTTGCAATCAGCTTAATACCCTTTTTTTCGTCTATTGTTGTCTCTTTTATTTCCTCTGTTGCGTTGTTCTTTTTTTCGTCTATTGTTGTCTCTTTTA